GCAGATCCGTTTTGCAAAGGTGGCACCGTCTGATCTGATTATGATTTATGAGAGTGACAGCGGCCATGCCCAGCCTATGGCGGCGATCAGGAGCGTCCGGTCTGTCGATAAAGATAAGAATGTGATCTTGAAGGTGGAGTTCTGGAATGCGTACCAGGTTCTCCGGTTCCGGTCATTCAATAACGGGTACTTGAACCTGGAGGCGATTGAAGATCATTACTGGCAGGATGTCCCCTTTGTGGAGTACATCAATAATGAGGAGCGCCGGGGAGATTTTGAGGGCGTTATCACGGAGATTGATGCCTACAATAAGGCCCAGAGCAATACGGCGAATTACTTCCAGTACAACGATGATGCTATTTTAAAGATCCTGAAGCTGGGAGATGTGAGCAGTGATGATGTTCGGGACATGAAGGAAAAGGGTGCGATCATTCTGGATGATGGAGGAGATGTCCAGTGGCTGCTGAAGCAGGTGGATGATACCGCAATGGAGAATTTTAAGAACCGGCTGCGGGAGGATATCCATACCATGTCCCATGTTCCACATTTGTGTGATGAGTCGTTTGGCGGGAACCTTTCTGGAGTAGCAATCGCTTATAAGCTCTGGGGCTTGGAACAGTTATGTGCCATGAAAGAGCGGAAGTTCAAAAAGGGGCTGCAGCGCCGGATCGAGCTGATTACCAATATCCTGAATATTAAGGGTGGCCATTATGATTATAAGGACATCACTCCGAAATTCCGCAGGAACAAACCGGAAAACAATCTGGAACTGACACAGATCGCAACGCAGCTCTCCGGACTGCTTTCCACGGAGTCAAGGCTGCAGATGCTGCCATGGGTGGAAAACGTCCATGATGAGATGGAAAAGCTGGAGGAAGAAAAAACCAAGGATGTTGACGAATTCGGCACCTATGAGAATTTTGCCAAAGCATTTGAGAGCCAGCAGAACGGCATGACTGCCGGAAAGGCTGCGGAGGGCGTAGATGAGTCAGAAAGAACGGAATGAATGGATTGAACGGGCCAAGGAAAGGGTTCTGAGAAATGCCAAGGAAACCGACACCTATGCCAGGGATATCATGGATCTTTATGATGAGACGGCCAACCAACTGGAAAATGAGATCAATGCCATGTTCCAGAAGTATGCCCAGGATAACAAACTGGATAACGCGGAAGCGGAAAAGCTCCTGTCCGGCGAGGAATACAGCCGCTGGAGAAAGAGCATGGATAAGTATGTGGCTGAGGCCCAGACGGATTCCAGGACGCTGCTGGAGTTAAATACGCTGTCTGCCAAGTCCAGGATCAGCAGAAAAGAGCAGCTTCTTTCGCAGATTTATCTGCAGATGATAAACCTGGCCGGGGATACAGAAACAAAGCTGACAGATCTTCTTGGCGATATGTTTAAAACCAATTATTACCGTAGCTGCTATGATATTCAGAGCATCATGGGAGTAGGCTTTACGGTGGCGAAGGTTGATGAGAAGATGCTGAAGCGTATTCTGGAGTTTCCGTGGTCAGGCAAAAATTATTCCCAGGCGCTGTGGGAGGATACGGATAAGCTGGCGGCTCTTGCCAGAAGGGAACTGACCATGGGCTTCATGTCCGGGGCCAGCGTCCAGAAAATGGCAAAATCCATAGATGATGTGATGCACCGGGGGCGTAAAAATGCGGAGCGCCTGGTGAGAACAGAAAGCAGTTACTTTTCTAATCAAGGCCAGATGCAGTCCTATCAGGAACTTGGAATTGAGGAATACATTTTCTTGGGAGGTGGCTGTGAGATATGCCAGGCTTTAAATGGTCAGGCATTTAAGTTATCTGAGGCCGAGGCGGGAGTCAATCTGCCACCGATTCACCCGAACTGTAAATGTACTACCAGAGCAAAGCCACGGATTGATATGTTTGCACTGAAGGACGGCGCTAACCAATTGAAAGACAATCCAAAGTTTGAAGAATGGAAAAAACGCTATGTAAAAGAAAAGGCAAAAGAGCCTGCGGAACCGTTGACAGACGCGGAGCAACATGCTATGAATAGTTACATAAGCAGTTCTTCTTACGTTTGGAATGACAAGCTCCGCAGGGGAGAAAAACTGACGAAGCAGGAAGAACAGTACATAAAGGCAATGGATTCCGCACTTCAGAAGATGCCGAAGTATGAGGGAACGGTAAAACGGTCGCTTTCAGATTTCGGAATTCTGGATGTGGATGAGTTTGTTGAATCTTATGTTCCGGGAGAACTGAAGATCTTTAATGAGTATTTATCATCTTCAACCGAGGTATATGATGATAGTTTCCAAATACAGTATGTAATTCAGTCAAAGAATGGTCGAGATATACGAAAGTACAATTCGACAGAGAAGGAAATTCTTTTTGAGCGTGGCTCATCATTTATTGTTACCAGAGTTGATGGACATACAATCTACATGGAGGAGTTGTAATGGAAAAGAAACCATATTCTGATAGACGGTGGTGGGAAGCACCAAAGGCATTTGACAGCGCCTGTAACTCATGCACCAGATATCATGGCTATGCAAAATGTGATACATATCCGGATGGGATACCGGGAGCGGTTATAAGGCAATCGGCTCTGGGAACAAACAACTACAAAGAGGATTTTTGCAGAGATATGCAGAAAAAGAAAGCATGATGGGCACCCGAAGGGGTGCCTATTAAATTACAAAAAATTACATTTAAATGGAGCTTAAACACCTTTTAACCAGCGTTAGAGGGTGTTTTTGTTATACAAAAATTCAAGGAGGACATGAAAATGGATGGAGAAATGACCACCAGCACTCAGACAACTGAAACCGCAGCAACTACATCGGCAGGAACATCTACGGGAGCGGCGGGACAGGCCGCAGGTGCGGAAACCGGAAACCAGGAGAAAGCATCTGCCTTTAAGGAATTTCTTGACGGTCTTTTCGGTGCCAAGCAGGAGAAAAAGGAACCTGGAGCAGAAGAAAAGGCTGCTGAAAAAGGAACAGAGCCGCCTGCAGGTAAAACGGAGGAGAAATCCTTCAGCCAGGTAGATATGGATGCAGCCATTGAAAAAGCAAAGCAGGACTGGGAAGCTCAGGCAGAAGAAGCAAAGAGACAGGCCAAGTTAAGCCCGGAGGAAAAGGCTGCCGAGGAACAGAAAAAGAAAGACGAGCAGATCGCAGAACTGCAGGCGAAGCTCTTAAAGAGTGATCTGCAGAAAAAGGCAACGGCATCCCTGGAAAAAGATGGTTATCCGGTCGGCCTGGCTGAACTGCTGGATTATACCAGTGAGGAGGCCATGGAAAAGAGTCTGTCAAAATTAACAGATACCTTCAAGGGAAGCCTTCAGGCAGCGGTGGAATCCAGACTTCGCGGAAAGACTCCGGCGGGCCTTGGCAATGCGGCAAGCGCAGAAAATATGTTAAGAGATCAGATTGCAAGAAACATCAGAGGATTATAAGGAGGATATGAGACATGAGCGTAAATACAATTCAGACAGCAGCGGTCATTCAGAGTGAACTGGATAAGGCCGCAGTAGAGCAGGCTACTTCCGGATGGATGGAAGTCAATTCCAGCCTGGTGAAATATAACGGAGGATCAGAGGTCAAGATCCCGGAGCTTTCCATGGACGGCCTGGCTGATTATGATCGACAGAACGGTTTTGTAGCCGGTGGAGTAAACTTCAAGTACCAGACCAAAACAATGACCCAGGACAGAGGACGTTCCTTCAGCTTTGATGAGAATGCCGTAGATGAGACCAACTTTGCACTGACTGCGGCTACTGTAATGGGAGAATTCCAGAGAACCAAAGTGATCCCGGAGATTGATGCTTACCGTTACAGCACGATCGCGGCGGCCTGCATCAAGGCAAAGACAGCATCTGGCGGATATGTACCGGCGGAGGATACCATTCTGCAGAAACTTTACTACGACATTGCAACGGTTCAGGAAATCGTTGGAGATAATACTCCGCTGGTAATTACCATCAGCCGCATGGTGGCAGCGATCCTCTCCATGAGTGATAAGCTGTCCAAAAAACTGGATGTAACAGATTTTAAGCAGGGAGATGTAAGCTTTAAGGTTAGGAGCCTGGATGGACAGCATCCACTGATTTCGGTTGGTTCAGAGAGAATGAAGACTGAATATCTGTTCAAAGATGGAAAAACCAGCGGACAGGAAGATGGTGGATTTGCAGCAACGGCATCCAGCAAGAACATTAACTGGATCATCACACCGAGAAAAGCCCCTGTTGCGGTGTCTAAGACAGATAAGATGAGAATCTTTGATCCGGAGACAAACCAGAAGGCAAGAGCTTACGCGATGGATTACCGCAAGTACCATGATATCTGGATTCCGGATCAGCAGATCAAGACCTGCTTTACCAACGTAAAGGAAGAACTGTCATAGGAGGAGATACGGGATGATTACTTTAAGACGTGACAATGTAGTAAAACAGACAGAGTCTGAAGTTGTAGCGCTGGCATTGGAAAGCCAGGGATTTGTCAGAGAAGGGGCCGCAAAGAAAGCGACTCTGGAAAACGAAGCACCTGCAGCGGAAAAGGAACTGAAGGAGGAACTGGCGGCGGCCAGAAGCCAGAACGCTGCGCTGAAACAGGAACTGGACGGTGCGAAAGACCAGCTTGAGGTGGCCCTGAAAGAAAATGCCACTCTGAAACAGGAACTGGACGGCACGAAAGATCAGCTTGAAGTGGCCCTGAAACAGAACCAGGAAACTGCTGAGAAAAGCCAGACAGCAAGGAAAAAGTAGGAGGGACTGCATGGCAAGTGAACAGGAAAACAGGATTGTAGCCGAAGTCATGGATAACATGAAAATGGCAGAAACGGAAGAAAGCTCCGCAAGGAGATATGTGCGCCGGGTGGTAGATAAGATCCTGATTTACTGCTGCAGAGAAGATCTTCCGGAACGCCTGGAAGGAACTGCAGCCCAGATTGCCGAGGATATGTTAAAGGCAGATCTGCTGGTCTCCACAGGAAAAGAAACATCATCCGTCACCCGTGGAGACACAACGATTTCTTACCGCGATCCAAGCGCTTCCAGGAGCGCCACGGTGGACTTCATGAAGAATTATGAGACATCCTTAAACCACTATAAGAAAATGCGCTTGCCAAAGGATAACCATGCAGGAAGCTGATATTCTGGCAGAGACCTACTGGGATACAGTGACCGTTTACCGACCTTTTAAAGATACTTTACCATCTGGTGAAAGTGTTTTTAAAAGCGGTACGGAAGGGAAGATGATGTATCAGGATGTTCCATGTGCGCTATCTTCCCACAGCGGCGGAGCGTTGGCCCAGAGCAGCTCCACGGCATCTGTAGATACTTCCTACAGCCTTTTTGTAAGGCCGGAGATCGACATCCTGGAAAATGATTTCCTGGTAATTTCCCGGCTTGGAAAAGTTATAGAAGCTCTGGCTGGAGCTGCTGAACGGCAGCCGTCCCACAATAATGTTCCAGTTCGTCTGGATGATCCGGTGGTCTGATGAGTACCGAATATACCTTTGACGGATTGGATGAGTGGGAAAAGAACCTGGCCCAGGTTATAGATCAGCAATATCCGGAAGAATTTAAGCAAATGGTCATTGACATTGCGGAGCGGACACTTGGAAGAGCAAAAGAACTGACTCCGGTTCAGACTGGACATTTGCGGAATGCCTGGAACTTGGGAACTATCGAAAAACGGGGAGACACTTACTATATTGAGATTTACAACAATGTGGAATATGCGGAGCCTGTGGAGTATGGGCATCGCATGAAGGGCGGCGGCTTTAAAAAAGGCGCTCATATGTTGGAGGTGTCTCTGCAGGAAATGGATCGGAAGCTTCCAGATTACCTGCGGGCCTGGTTGACTGATTTTTTAAATACGCATGATTTGGTTTAAGGAGAAATGATGGAAAATCCAGTATTGCAGATAAAAGACGCGCTGATCTGGGCCTTAAAGAAGATAGATCCGGACACAGATGTCTTTTTTGAAGAGATCAAAAGTACAGACCCGGCCCATGGAGTGGAACAGCCTAAAACCTGGTATTTTGTGGATTTGAAGCCAGGAAGTCCTGTAACTGTGGATGGAATTTACACGGACATGAGCGTCATGGTGGATGTTACCTACCATGAGAAGGGCGAAAGCAATAATGCTTATCTCATTAAAGCTGCTGAAATTGACGCAGCCATTCGTCCGGTGCTTTCGTTTGGTGATAGGAAGATCACCATCGGGAATGCGGACATCAATGTAGTGGATCACGTTCTCCACTACATTTTTACTATCAATTTCCGGCACTCCGAAGAACAGAAGGTTGCAAATGACCGGATGGAGGAGCTGGGAGTATCACTGAAAAAGGAGAGTGAGTAAACATGGGCCTGGGATTACCGAATTTTAACTTTATCTTCCAGTCCAAGGGTATCAGTGCCATTGAGCGCAGTGCCAGAGGAATTGTGGCGGTTATTTTGAACGATGACACGGAAGGTGAAGAACAGAATGTTTACAACAAAGTGGATGATGTGGATTTCACTCAGTGGACGGAGGATAACTACAATTATCTGAAGCTGATCTATGAGGGGGCACCTTCAAAAGTGATCGCCATGAGAGTGGCCACCAATGTAGAAAGCTACAACGCGGTTCTGAAGAAGTTAAAGGACTTAAAATGGAATTATCTGTGCATCCCTGGAATTAAGGCGGCAGATACCACGATGATCGGAGCCTGGATCAAGCAGTACCGCAATGATGAAAAGAAGACCTTCAAGGTGATTCTTCCCCATTATGCGGGAGATCATGAGGGAATTATCAACTTTACCACAGAGAACATTACTTCGTCTGTTACCGGGAAAAAGCATACTGCAGCGGAATACTGTGCGCGGATCGCAGGAATCCTTGCTGGACTGTCTCTTTCCAGAAGCAGCACCTTTTATGTTCTGAACGATGTTTCTTCGGCAGAAGTGCCGGATGATCCGAATGAGCGGATCGATGCAGGCGAACTGATCCTTACCTTTGATGGCAGCCAGTATAAGATTGGGCGCGGTGTGAACAGCCTGACTTCCTTTACTGCCACCAAAACGGAAGATTTTCGGAAGATCAAGATCGTGGAGGGCATGGATCTCTACATGGATGATATCCGGGATACATTTGAAAAGTATTATGTGGGCAAAGTCATCAATGACTATGACAACAAGCAGATGTTTGTGGCAGCCATCAGCTCTTACCATAAGGAGCTTCTTGGGGATGTCCTGGATCGCAGTTATGACAATACCGTATCTGTAGATGTAGATGCCCAGAGAAATTATCTGGAAGGACGGGGCACCGACACATCAGAAATGGATGATACGGCGGTGGCTGAAGCAAATACAGGAAGTAAGGTCTTTGTGACCAGTAACGTGAAATTTGTGGATGCCATGGAAGATCTGAAAATGACAGTAAACATGTAAGGAGGGAATGACAATGGCAGAGAGTATCAGAGGCAACAAAACTCTTTCCGGTACCTGGGGAGAGCTTTGGATCGATGGAGAGAAAATCTTTGAATTTTCTAAGATCGAGTTAAAGGTAACAGCCAATCGTGAAGATGTCCAGATCGGTATTGATGTGGACTCTAAGATTACCGGGTTAAAGGGCGAAGGCTCCTATACCGTAAAAAAAGTTTATACCAGGGCAAAAGCAATCCTGGAAAGCTGGAAGAAAGGCAAGGATGTGCGCTGCCAGATTATTGCAAAGCTGAAAGATCCAGATGCCGTGAATGGGCAGACAGAGCGCTGGTCAGCTAACAATGTATGGCACAATGAACTTCCGGTGGTCAACTGGGAAAAAGGCGGAATTGTCGAGGAAGAAACCAGCATCGGCTTCACACCGTCTGATCTGCAGAATCTGGATCAGATTGCAGCATAAGAGGAGGAAACAGTCATGGATAAAGATAAGAGCGAGGTATTTAAGAGTTTTACTAACAAGGCGATCAAGCGCTTTCAGGAGAAAAAGGTCAGAAAATACCGCACATTACATATTCCGAGCCTGGATGAAAATATTAAAATCCGCAACCTGGATTATCCGGAAATCGTAGAGTGTACGGAAATCGAAGATGAAAACGATCCGAATGCGGCAGATAAATATACGATTTATCTGGCCGTTGTGGAACCGAACTTAAAAGAAGTCGCACAGGAGATGATGAATCAGGGGCTGATCCAGACATATCCGGAAGTGGTGAATATCTTTGAAATGAGCGAGATAACAGAAATCGCTACAGAGATCATGAAGCTTTCCGGTGTACTCGGAAATAAGAAGGTCACTGTGGTTGAAGAATTAAAAAACTCATAAGCCGAGACGGAGAAACCTATTTCCTGCACTTTTATCTGCAGAAGGGAATCACACCTGAATATATCCTGAATCTGAGCCTGGAGGAAAGGCTCTTTTATTTTGCTTCCATGGAGACGGCCATAGAGGAAAGAAGAAAGCTGTTTGCTTTTGAAGGGAACGGGGGTGCAAGTGACAAATGAGTGTGATAGGAAGTATCAGCATTAAGGACAATGTCACGGCAACTCTCCGGATCATAAAGAAAGAACAAACCTCTTTCCGGGAAGATGTTAAGAAAACCCGTGAGGAGATGGAGAAAACCTGGAAGGAAAAGTACCAGGCAAAGCTGGATGCAACTCCGGCAACCAAGGCACTGAATAGCTTGAAGTCCAAAATGGAACCGCTCCGGAAAAAAGTAGTGACGGCCATGGCTGTAAAGGACATGGCCACAACGAAAGTTAAAGCGGTAGAAAGCCGTGTAAAAGATCTTGGGAAAAAGGTTGCCGAGCCGGTAGTGAAGATCAAGGATGCTACCGGCAAAGGAATTTCTGCTATCAGCGGAAAAATGAAAGAACTGGGAACCAAGGTTGTTATACCGGTTGCAATCGCAGCGGCCACGGCCACTACTGCAGTGGTGGGAGCATCAGTAAGCGAAGGTGCGAAGCTGGAGCAGAGCCGTGGCGGTGTCGAGACCTTATTCAAGGATGATGCGGATACAGTCAAAGCGAATGCGGACAAAGCCTTTGAAACAGCGGGATTATCAGCAAATGATTATATGGAGCAGGTCACCAGCTTTTCAGCTTCGCTGCTGAACAGTTTAAAGGGTGATACGGCAAAAGCGGCCACAGTGGCGGATCAGGCCATGGTGGATATGGCAGATAACGCGAATAAATTCGGTACCGACATAGGTTCTATCCAGAACGCTTATCAGGGCTTTGCCAAGCAGAACTACACCATGCTGGATAACCTGAAACTTGGTTACGGTGGTACGAAGTCGGAAATGGAGCGTCTGTTAAAGGATGCTGGGAAAATTTCTGGAGTTAAGTATAACCTGGATAATCTGGCGGATGTGTATAACGCGATCCATGTGATCCAGGAAAAACTGGATGTTACAGGAACCACAGCGAGAGAAGCATCGACCACATTCAGCGGATCTTTCGGAGCCATGAAGTCCGCAGTTAAAAATCTGCTTGGCTTTATGGCGAGTGGCGGTGATGTAGAAGGCGCTATGGGCTCTGTAGTGGAGACGGCCAGCACGTTCCTGTTCAAGAATGCGGTTCCGATGGTTGGACGAGTCGTAAAAGCGCTTCCTGGAGCTGTGAAAACAGGTATAAAGGCGGCTGCTCCGAAGATTAAAGAATCTGGTGGAGAAATCGTCAAGGGCCTGAAAGACGGAATTGTGAGCGCACTGCCATCTTCTATGAGCGGCGCAGTCAACCAGGCGTTTGATGGTATCGGAAACCTGGGTTCCAAGTTTTCAGCGGCTATACCGGAACTTGTATCTTTCGGAAAGAGCATAACAAATTCCCTTGGTCAGGCTGCAGTAGCCAGTGCCCCAGCAATTGGAAGCATTGTGAACACTGTTTCAACTATGCTTCCAGTAATACTCCCGGTGATTTCAAGCGTGGTTTCTGGTATCAGTGGCCTGATCTCTCAGGCATCGCCAGTTATCGCAGGGCTGGTGTCGGCTATCGGTGTGGCTGTTGTGGCGCTTGCCCCTGTTTTCAGCACGATATTCGATGGCATTGGTGAGAAAGTAAGTTCTGTGATCGGCTTTATCGGAGAGCGGATGGGCTTCATCCAGGAGGTTATCGCGGTAGCTGGCCCGGCAATCGGTTCTGTATTGACCACAGCCTGGAGCGTGATCTCGCCTATTATGGATTTGTGCATTAGTGTATTCGAGCTTGTTTTCAGCGTGGTTCAGCGCGTGTTCCCAGGAATTCAGAGTATCCTGGAGAGCGTCTGGAGCGTGGTTCAGCCTATTGTGGAAGGAATTGGTTCGGCTATCGGTAAGGTAGCGGACTGGATCAGCAACACAGGAGCCAAGATTGCAGGTTCTGGAGGCAGTGGATCGGGAAGCGTTGGAAAGAATGCGGCTGGAGACAACAACTGGCGTGGTGGACTTACCTGGGTAGGTGAGGAAGGCCCAGAGCTTGTAAATCTGCCGCGAGGTTCCAGGATACTTCCAAACAAGGAAAGTGTGTCTCTGACCAGCAATGCATTCGGTGGCGTAGTACAGGGAAGTATGGCAGCATCCTCCGGAAACGGTGGAGGAATGTCCTCTGTCATCGGCGTTTTAACAAATATTGACCAGCATCTTTCAGCTCTGATCGACCGGATCAGGGAGAGCAGGAGCAGCATGGAGGTACCGGGCAGCACTTCGTCTGGTGGAGCAAGAGGATTCCTCGGAAGCATTACAGTCCAGATTGCCAAACTTGCAGATACCATCAATGTCCGGTCAGAAGATGATATTGATGAGATGGCTGATAAAGTAGCAAAGAAATTTGTAGAAGTAATTGTAAATATGGGATAGGAGGGAGCTTATGGAAGAGAGAATCATTGAATTAAGTGTGGATAATCGGAGCGAAGTCATTAAGCTCCCGATTAACCCTAAAACGGTGGAGATTACATCAAAACAGTTAAATCAGACGATAACTTTGCTGGAAATGGGAGAAGTCAATCTTCCGGGAGACTGTGGATTAAAACGCACAAAGTTTTCCAGCTTCTTCCCATCAGAAAATTCTCCTTTCAGCAGCAGAGCAGAAGATACACCGAAAGGTTATATCACCATGCTGGATGAGTGGAAAACATCAAAAAAGGTGGTTCGTGTTATTGTAACGGACATGGACATCAATCTGGCAATGCTGATGGATGAACTGAATTATTCTGGAAATGAAGGAGACGAGGATATTTATTATACAATGTCTTTTTCGGAGTATGTTACTTTGAATGTTCCCACGGTAAATATCACACCAAAGGTCAGGGACAATGGTCTTACAGATCGGCCCAATACCAGCGCCGGTGGAAGTCATACGGTGGTTAGCGGGGATACTTTGTGGGGGATCGCAAAGAAATATTATGGGAATGGGGCACAGTATACGAAGATATATGGTGCAAATAGCGGAACGATTGAAGCGGCAGCCAAGAGCCATGGAAAAAGCAGTTCCGGGAACGGGCATTGGATTTATCCGGGTACTGTGCTTTCGATTCCTGCATAAAGGCGGTGGAAGGA